CTTCCTGACATCCGCAGGTAATTTTTCTATATTTACCTTATTCAAGTCCATGGTACCAATATGTTTTTAGTATACACAAATGTGTAAATCTTGCAATACAACCTAGAGTAGTGGGACCCCTTTGTATAAAAAGGGGGGTTAGGGTCAAAGTTTATTTAGATTTTTAGATTTGGTTTGGGACCCCTGACGCGTTAGCGTCAGGGGTTATTCATATGATTAACTTGTAATTTGTTTTATTACTTTTGTTTTATATGGATTGCCATAGTAATCGGTATGAGTTTCTACAACTACATCGACCGGTGTTTCAAGAGCCTCTAACCTCGGTGCTATTGCAATGACTTGCGAAATATATTTATTTGCAAAGTCGTTATAACAACCGTTGCTACAAAAATAAGAATACATAGAAATATAATTAGAATTATTTCTGTTTATTTTTCTGGTCCTCAAAACCTTTGAACCTTTGACACCTCTTATCCTGTCCTGTGTTTTATTTGTATGGCAATTCGGACCATGGCACCAAATATAATCCATTAGTGCCTGACTTTCCACGCAGTATTGGCAGTTCTATATCCATGAGCGTCTAGATCATAATACACATAATAAGGGACACCTTGTTTTGATGTGCCATATCTAGATTTATCATCATGTTTGCCACGTCTTGTAATATGCTTTTTGTGCTTGTTAGCCCAATAAGTTATATAAAATGTTTTAGTCATTTATGCCTTTCTGTTATAGGACTATCCTATATTAATAGGATAGCCCTGTCAAGTATTAATTTATAGTTTGTTGCATTTGTTGTCTTGCAATAGCGATCTTTTGATCTCTAGTTAAGACCTCTTTATCCTCTAATAAACTTGCAAGATTATCAGGACTATAAATTGAAAGTGCTAAACTAGAACTTTCATTTAACATTGTTTCATTCAACACAACTCCAACTTTATCTGCTAATTGTTTTGCATGGTCAAAGGTTCTATAAGATTTTAAACCTAATCTTACTTTTTGCATTTTGCCCTCAACATAACTATACATTTGTTGATGTTGTTTAATAACCTCATCTGCACTAGCAACATACATCTTGAAAAAATTTAAAGTGCTTTCATCAACTTTAAATTGTCTTGAATGACAATAACTAGAACCAATAGTCCAAAGTTTAAAATCATTTTCCCATGCTGATTTAGGTGTAGTGATAGACTTGTCATCATTTGATGATGTACTAAAACCCAAAAATTTATTTACAGCACTTTCATCTGCATAATATTTTGGATTTCTTTTAGAGTAGTCATCATTAATTGATAAATGAAAATCTGGGTTTAAACCTTTTGCTTTCATTTCATCTCGATAATATGCTCTTGCAAAATTTCTACCCATGTCAAATCTAACATAAACCTCGTCTTTGCTTTCATATTCGCTACCCTCGTCATCAACTTTGGTAATTGGTTTTTCAACATAGAAACAATTATCCTCATACAACTCACCACCGGCTCTATTGTATTTTTGTATCATTGATCTAATTGTATCAACATCTTTTTGTGGTTGATGAAACCTTACAACCCTATCTATAGCAACTTTTGCTTTTTCTCTCATAGCGTTGTATTGTTCTTTTGCATTAATCAATTTGTCTTTTACTTTATCCTCATAAAAAGATTGAAATTGATCTGCAATAACTTTACGCTTGTCTGCGTTAAGTGTTATCTTTTTTGTAGTCATTTTTATCCTTTCAGTTATTTTTTATTTTTACCACTTGACAAAGGATTTGTCAAGGAGTATATAGGATATAGCCCCTCATTACACTTTATCGGGCTTATAAACTATAAAGTGGGGACAACTTCTGGTTGTGGTGTAAAGTAGATTGAAAGAGATCCAAACACACGCACAGCTAGAACTGATCCCTGATCCGCTGGTACTTTTTGCATGCATGTATTGGCCAGTGGATCTGGGATCAGGTAAGATGGCTAGGATTTTACCGTAGTAGAGCCGACTCTAGCTGGTAGGCTCTACTGATCCCTGGTCTATTGCAACGTCGTAGTATTCTAGATTAGACCTATTGCGATGGACCTGGGATCAGCAGGTATGGAGACACCACACCCTGAGTGGGTGGCTGGTCCTTTCGTTTGCTGGCGGCCTCCGGGCCGCAAGCGTCAAGCTTCAAGCGGCAAGCTTCAAGCGTCAAGCTGGTTGACAAAGAAAGATTATAGGATTATAAAGGATGTATGAAAACAGATGAAGCATGGAAAATAGTAGGGGGCCTGAGCAAACCGTCAAAGATGCCTGGCTGGTCGATAGGTTTACCTGCCAAAGAATGCAAGACTGGCGGCCTTCTTCAAAAGAAGGAGGGCAGCGTCTGTTATGACTGTTACGCATTAAAAGGTTGTTATGTTTTTAAAGTTGTGCAGGATGCACAATACAGAAGGCTGGCAGCTATCAAGAGACCAGACTGGGTTGAAGCAATGGCCCACCTGATCAACAGCAAGAAGCCCGATGTGTTTAGATGGCACGACAGCGGAGACGTCCAGGACCTGGACCACTTACAAAAAATTTATGCTGTCTGCAGGTTAACGCCGTCAAGGCGTCATTGGATGCCAACCCGTGAAGCATGGATAAAGGACCACCTGCAAGACAAGCCGGACAATTTAGTCATACGATTCAGCGCGCCCATGGTTGACCAGCGGGCGCCTCAGTCGTGGCCCAACAGCTCAGAGGTAGTGACATCAGAGGCCAGCTGTCCATCTGCAAAACAAGGCAATCAATGTTTAGATTGCCGGGCATGCTGGGACGCCACAATTAAAACAATTTCATATGGCATACACTAAAACAGAATTCCCGCGTGGAATATCGGATCAGGTCATTAGCGGAGCTAACTCGACGCGTGGGCTTAGCCGCGTGCATCCTGGTCCGGGCCTCAAGCGCCAAGCCTCAAGCTTCAAGCCTCAAGCTCCAAGCTCACCAAACAACAAGCCGCAAGCGTCAAGCCCCAAGCATAAAGGCTCAAGCGCCAAGCCACAAGCTTCAAGCGCCATGATCCCTGATCCTGGAAAAAGTTTCACGGACCTTTGACCGAGGTGCTCTACTAAGATAAAACTATTCCTTGGATGCTTCACGTGGAACGCAATTTGATGTGGACTGAAACGCACCTTGTTACTCTTCGTAACTTTTAATTCAACTGTAAAAAAGTGGCCGTTAGCATTGTAACCCAATAGATCAGGAGTACCGGATAAACTAAGATTTTCGAGTCTAATCCAACTAATTTTGCTACAATTTCTTTTAAGTTTTTCATATAATTTTCTCTCTGCTTTCAAGGTAACTAGTGCTTTCTATTCTGGTGTGGTAGGAGCGATAATTAATCTTGACCGTTCAGGTTTTAATACAACACGAATAGAATTTTGTCCAATAATATTCGACTCTTGCACTTCAATTCTTCTAATCTCTTCCAAGTGGTTACCGACCTGCATATAGATACGAGCGTTACCTATGCCTGTAACTTTCTTGCCTTTAACAACCGTAAACTGTTCAAGGTATTCTTGCAGATGTTTAACAAACATTACTCAGTATCGTCCCATTGAGGTTTTTTCTTATCTGTCAAAAGACTACCAACTAACTTCTGATGACTTTTACTTATCTCTTCTAAATCTTTTATTCTAGCACCAGCTTTGCGTAATTTATCTTGCATAAACTTTTTCTGTTTCTCCAACATTTCTATTCTTTCTTCCAAATCGTTTGGACCTCTTTCCATCCTTGACTTTATAACAATGTTACCTTAAATTGTCAATATGGGCTTACCAAAAAGACTTACAGAAATGCAGATGAAGTTCGCTGAGTGTTATGTATTCGGTGATGAGAATGGACCTATGACTAAAACAGAGGCGGCCATCAAAGCTGGCTACAGCCCAAAGAGAGCTAGGCAAGAGGGGTCAGAATTAACTAACCCAAAACTATCGCCGCTTGTTGTAAAATATATGGGAGAACTGAGAGAAGAAAGATTACGAAAACATGAAGTGACCTATGAGGGTCACATAGCAGAACTTGCTAGACTTCGTGAGGCAGCGTTGAAGAAAGGATCTTTCTCTTCTG